CACCTTGGACCTGACCGATCAACGCTTGGATATCACCCTGCAGTGATGTTGTATCAGGTAGCTCCACTTTAAAGTTATTGAGCTCAGATAGCGCCTCACTAGCCTTTGATTGAATATCAGCTAGTGCAGCCTTACCTTCTGCTAGCGCATCTTTGATACCATCACGTACTTCATTGATTGCATCAAGCGCTTCGTTATTTCCACATTCTGCCATTATTAACCTCTATTATGATGTAGCATAGCCAAGAGGTCCAAGGACACCTTGTGCCCATGGATACCTTGGAAGCGAAGTTCTAGAACCAGAATTACCCCATGCTCTTTGAGGTCCAATATCTACATGAGTAAAACTATTGTATACCCCAAATCCTCTGATACCATTACTGTAGCATGTTTGAATAAAATTAGCTCGATCTGTAGTCGACCATCCTTGCTGAACAATATCACAAGCATTGCCCTGAACGTGCTGACTATTCCGTGCACCACCGACTGATTGATTATAGGCTGGGTCGCGATAGGCTGATGTAATTGTTAGAGTCACCCCAAGCGCAGCAGCAACATTTTCAAGAGCTGTTCTCAATTCTGGTTTAATCCTTGGGTCTGTGTGAGATAAGAAATTCAGACCAGGTGTTCCACTTGCATCTGGATTAGGATTATCACTATCTAGCGGAGCTTGTTGAGGTCCCTCAACTGAATTAACTGGACTGACGTTGCTAAACTTATCTTCGTTGGTATAGCCATTTGCTGTTCCAATACCACCATCTCCATATTCAACAGCCTCTAATTGATCGGGGTCAACTCCAGCAGCTTCTTCTGCTTCCCGTCCCTCTACAACTTCCCCAGCAAACACTTCGACGTTTGCAAAGTCTGGTGCAGTAAATGTTTGAGCAAACACTTCCACATCAACGTTAAACAATGCTGCAACAGCTTCAGAATTTGTGGCAACATATACTGTATTGTTAGATCCCGTCATTGCTCCAGCATCTGCAGAGGTAGTAATAAAGCCAACTTTTTTACCATGAACATATACAGAAGGTGAACCTTGATTAACCGCAGCTACATGAGGAGCGCATGGTGGGGCTGGTGGGAACGGATGAGCTACTGTCGGATCAGTCTTACGGGCTGCCAACAGCCCTTCAATGTACACGTTACCCTGACCAGGTGTATCAAGAGTTGTTGTCGCAGCACATATATGACCAGTGCTTAAACCATCTGTTTCTCTAATAGCTAGTTTACCCATTAGTTCAGATCAATCCTTGTTGCATTAACATCTACGTTACCTGTAACATTATCAGTTAAATTACCACCTGCATTTGTAGTAACATCTACACCTATATTATATGTCATCGAACCTTCAACATTTTCTACAATAGAGCTAGGTGTCTCAATAGTGATGTCTTCTTGTGAGGTTACTTTCAACGTTCCTGTTGTAGTAACAGCCAGCGGTTGACTAGAGAACATATTTGTTGTACCAAGAACGATCATACCATAGTTACCAGAAACCATTAGATCATCATCAGCTCCGATCGTTGTACTTCTCTGTAAATCCACAACTCTGGTCTCTGCTCCACCAACTCTTTGGATATAATTTGTGTTGACATTTGAAGCAAACTCTTGTACGATCTCAATATTATCAGACTGTCCAATCTTTGTCTGGCGTGATCCACGTACGAGTTCTGTCTTCTTTCCATTAACTTCGAGATGATAATTTCCCTTGACTAGCTGACGGAAATCTCCATCAACAGTCATTGTGGCATTACCCTTAATGTATATGTGATCCTTACCAAAGACAACGGTATAGTTATCACCTACAACAGTGGTTGTTTTTGTTCCATCAGCTTGGATCTCATAGTTAGTACCAGCTCGATGGTATTCAGTAATTCGTTCGTTTCCAGGAGTATCATCAATCTCAAATACATGACCACTCTCTGTTTCATTAACTCGATTGAATGGATATACAGGAGGGTTCCCACCATTTACAGGTGGAGAGCTCCAGGTTGGTGTCTCATAGTAGTCATCTGATTCATCTGTAGCAACTGATGTTACGCGAGGCGGAATACCTTCTTCAACATTCTCTACTCGTGTATCAGCTCTTGAAATATATGCGGCATGCTCAAAGTATGTGTCTTCTGAAGCAGCATATGGTGTGTCAATACCAATATTACGAACTGGGTTTAGACCAGCTGGATCACCAAAGCCTGTTTGTGTATTTGGAGCAGCTGGTGTACCATGGATAGTTCCTAAAACAAATGGTTGCTGCTTGTCCTCACCATCAAGGTACGTTCCTATTACCCAAGAGCCTTGTGAAATTCCTGTTGGTGATTGACCAACCCCTCCAACAGATGCAGAAGTTGATGGCATCATTACATGAGACCATGGAAGTGAATCTGTGGGAATCTTAGACTTATCTTCTGTATGATCACCAAAAATACGAACGCGAACACGTCCAAGATTTTTAGGATCAACTCTATCTTCAACAACACCAATAAAAAACATTATATTTCTGACTCCATAGCATTTCTCACACAATCAAGCATAATATTATAACTACCCTTTACGAACTGATGTCTTAGTGCAGTGACTAAGTGTTTACCACTTCTTCGTTCGTCGATAATCTCATCTGGGTTATTTTCATCAGCAATCATATTTTTGACCATAGTGATGTTGATAGTATTACCCACTTGTATATCTGTACGACCTTTGATTCCCAGCTTCCATTGGAAGTTCGTTAGAGTGTTCATATACGATTGACGGAACGGTACATTATCTAGTACTGTTCCATTATAGTCGCTAACTGATTGACCGAATGATTGTGACCCATGATAGAACATCCGTTGAACTGTCGTAGGATACTGTGACACAGTCTTATCATTGATCTTAAAATTGTCACTAAGGACTTTTGTTGAGGCAAGTGACACACCAGAAGGAAAATATTCATCATAGTTAAAATCAAATACCTCATGGGACTTGTTTCTAATATCTACAAGAACGGTTCGTGAACTGTAACCACCACGCTGAATAATCTCTGCGGTAGGAGTAACAGTTGTCTGATACATCGTGCTAGCAGTCTGCACACTCTCACGACCTGTTGCAGCATTACCTATTTGAGTAACACGAGTATCATCGTTTCTTTTATTATAGAAGTAAGTATCAACAGGCTCGCTATTAAACAGTGTCTCTAATGATTTTAATTGTAATCCATTACGGAAAGTATTATAGCATACACATGGGACATTATTAGAATTCTTTGCTCGTTTAGTCATCCAATTAATTGCAGTATATGGATTCCAGTTAGGAATAACAACACTGTAGTTACCATCAGTTTGATCTGCATCAATCACTACATCAAGATAATCTTCAGCAATACGAGTAATGATCTCTGATGCAGGGCCTGTATATGCCTGTGATACTAATGATACAGCATTATTATAATATGCTTTTTCTACAAGGGTGATTGTATATTGTACAGTAAAGTCGTTAATGTTCTTTACATCTTCAACAGTAGTTGTAAAGAACTCGACTGTCTTAACATCATCGCCGCGTCTAATATTTCCTGTTATTTTCTCTTGACCCATTAGAGGTAGATTAGATAACAGAGCTGCCGCATCAAGAATTAACACTTCAGCCATCAACAGAGGACTGGATAGCTTTTCGTAAATATTAAACTCAACAATGAGGTCTGTGATATCAAGCTCTTTTCCATTAGGAGAAGAGATCTTAAACTCTTCTAACGAGCCATCAGACGCTGCTACAAAATTATCACTCATTAATCGCTTCTCTAAACTGACTTGCTACCTGGCCGACATATTCTGGTCGTAGTACACGAATAGTCCGCTTAGTATCATTCTTATCTATTTCATATTGCTCAAATGTTACGATCGCAGCTGTAGGTGATCGCTCTACAATATAACCACCTTGCTCATAGTGGTGAGCAGCATTTTTCTCTAGTGCCTCACCAGCAACAGTTTGAAAGTCACCAGAAACTAATCCGCGTACGATCTCGTTATTGTTGAACGTGCCAACCTTATCGGTAATTTTGATCCAACCAAGATTGACATCTTTTGATACAACAGTTGCAGTTGCACCACTGATCAAACCCTGTATAGTTTCTCCAACTTCAAACTGATTGAAGAAATTATAACTATCAATATTAAGAACATGGTCTGGATAGGTGTCTTCAACATAACTCTCCATCTCCTCACGTGAACGAGGCCAACCAGTGTACAAACTTTTCATTTCTGGATTTGCAATAAAAAACGTCCAGTGATAATCTGTTGTCCCATATAGTTTTTGTGAAACATGATCAGGACGTTCACCATCCTGGATATCATAATTACGATAGAATGTAATGTCATCGGTAACCGCATTAATAATTTTAGCAAAGCGGAACAGATCGATTACTGATTTAGTTTGTCCATCATCATCAAGGTCGTAATCTAGTTTAGGAAAAAATCTAAAATACTTCATTAGTATCCAGCCTCCACATCTCGTCTTGTGATAACCTTTGTTTCCTGGAACGTAAGACTGAGATCAACTTCTGATGGAGAACCGTCATCAAAGAAAGCAGGACTTGTTGGGTTAAAGTTTGTAGATACTGCTGTACAGTATGCATCAGCAATTTTCATCATTCGCAAACTGCTACCGTTTATTGATAGAAACTCAATAGTGAATGTGTCAGGGAAATTGAATGTGGATCCGTTCTGGCCAAGTGTTGGATATGCATGGGATCTGATAGTACGAATGATATTCTCAATCTCGTTGGACTCTTTACCACTTGATGGCATTAGCTTAAATGTCATAGAAAACTGCCTGACAGCAGGTCCTTTAAACAGAAGCTCAGTACGTGGGTTTCTGATGAATCCTTGATTCTTAATTGTCTGTGCTGCAATACCACCAGTTGTTCCACCCTGGCTTGCTGCATCCGAAATTAGACCACGACCATAATCAACAATAGCTTCACCAACAGCACCACCAGCAGAATTATTCGAATCTACAGCCCCCTGGCCAGCTGAGACTAGGTTACTCAGCTGTACTTGATCAAACGTCAATCCATCATTGAAACTCATACCAATTGGCATGTATAAATAGATTTCGTCCGCTGGGACAACCTTTGTTTCTGAATCAAAGTCTGTTTGTGCTACAGTCACACGCTTTGTAATAGCGATACGTACCCAGACTGGATGATTGTTTGTATCGGATGGATATTGATATCTTGCCATGGAACCACACTTTAAGTTAGTTAGCTGCGTTTATTTATATGACTTATAAAGGAAAATATAAGGTTAAGTACCCAACAAAGTATATGGGTGACCACACAAATGTCGTCTATCGCTCTCTATGGGAGCGTAATGTATTCAGATGGCTTGAAGAAAGATCTGATGTTCATGCTTGGTGTTCTGAAGAAGTCGTTGTACCTTATGTCTGTGAGACGGATAAAAAGGTTCATCGTTATTTCATCGATGTGTATTTTATCACAACGAGTGGACAGAAATACCTTGTTGAGATTAAACCTGCGAAGGAAACTAAACCTCCAAAGGGTGGTCGCAGAACGAAACGGTATCTTTCAGAAGCTCTGACATACGTTAAGAACCAATCGAAGTGGAAAGCCGCTCAAGAGTTTGCTCGGGATAATGGAGCTACGTTTCAGATCTGGACAGAAGATACACTAGAACAGCTTGGCATCAAAACACTTATGAAGAAAAAGAAGCGCTAAACTGTTATAAATACTATCATGGCTAGATCACTATTTGACACATTAGAATACGAAGCACGTCGACGCAATCTCGATATGAGGTCGCGCGCTGCTCGAAATTGGTTTAAGGGACGAGTACAAAAGCTCGGCCGTATCGATCGTCGCGATCTATTGAAAGATCCGAACTTATCAGAAAGACAGGCAGTTGGCCCAGGTCATATGTTCATGTATTTCTATGATCCAAAAACTAAGGAACAATTACCGTACTATGATAAGTTTCCTCTTACTATTATTGTTGACACTGCACCTGGCGGGTTCTATGGTCTAAACCTCCATTATCTTGCACCAGGTACTAGAGCTCAATTCCTTGATGCTCTTGGTGGAACGATGTCTGATACACGATTTGATGAACGGACAAAGTTTAAATTATCTTATGATATGTTGAAAGCAGCTTCTCGTTACAAAGAGTTTAAGCCATGCTTCAAAAGATATTTAACATCCCATGTCGAATCGCAGTTCTCTAAAGTAGATGCTAAAGACTGGAACATCGCAATCTTTCTACCAACAGAAGACTTCTCGAAGAAGAGTAAGAATCATGTTTG